CGGCAAACCCGAGTGTTGCAACTCGGGAGCTGGGACCAAACCCGGCAAATAAGGTGTCACAAGAGTCGGATAGATTGTTTGCACAATCCATACTCGGGCACACTTGGTAGTGTACCTATCTCTTTTAGTTACATCAAAAGAGTTACCAGTGCTCGTGTATCGATTCCTATCCCATTTATGCTCGGCTATTTCATCCATGATCGGCAATAAAAAGCCTTTCTTGGTAGCGAGCGGTGATGGGTTTGCAATTTTCCTGAGCTGATTCATCAGCTTACGGAAGAAGAAATCTGTCCCTCGGTTGTACTTTTTCGCCTTAGGCTGTAATTGCCAGTAGTAAAAAAGTTTTTCTTTGGGATGCCAGTGTTTCCAATCGTCTACAAAGAGGTGTGTATCTAACGACTCACTCACAGGTCCTTTGAACTGATTCCGGATGTTACTCGGTATCATGCTCAAAAGAAGCTTGCGCGTATTCGAGAAATCTACACCCCAACTCCATGGTAACCGACCCTCAAGTTCTGAGAGCGAGTTATGCAGGTAAAAAATATCCTGCAATCCACGAAGGCGACGTTTAAGGAATACTGGACGAACATTAATCCCTAGAAAGAAATCAGCACCACAACTTTCCCGGAAGGGACCATTTCCAAATGATTTGTCATCATTTATACGGAAACCGAACAATTCAAGGAGGTTGACAAGATACTTTGTAGCAGTTGAGGGAACGATTAAATCATCCCCATATACTGCTGATTCCTTCACTGATTTTGTCCTTCTAATGGCGCAACGAACAAGCGCGCCAAAGATCAGTGATTCTAACGCGAAGGTAAACCCATTTCCCATAGAGGATATTTTCTCATATGGAATTGTAGCACCGTCTAGCTCCCCTTGGGGAGATCGAAGGTCTAACAACAGGTCGTTCCAGGCCGCTGGGAGCAACATTTCCGGAGTCTTCAAAGACACCGTATCAGAAGCACCTCTCAAGTCCAAAGTATCCAATAAATCGGATACTGAACCTTCTTGAGCTAACTTCTGATTATGTAGCTGTGTATCCAAATCGTAACCCCACTCCTTACGGAGCTGAGTACGAATTACATGGTCTACACCCAGTTGAATAAAAACATTCATTAAAGGCTCAATCGCGATCGTACGGTCTGTTAAGGCCGTTTTCGGGACACTGGTAATACGGTTGCCATCGACTATTTCAAAAACAAAATCCCAAAAATCGGGCAATGAAATAGGTGAAATAAAGGGTATGCCTTTCTCAAGGCGGTACCTTTGATCCAACGCGCCAATCCAACGTGGATCGGCTTCGATAGCAGTTCGAGCATATGGTAGTGTAGCTGCGGTAACGGTATAGGGTAGAATATCCCACTTATAATACTCTGTGGAACACCCTTCCTTATACTGGTCACCTAGCGAAACACCAGGTCCATGCTTTGCATGACTCAAAATACAATTAATCGGAGGACTCTCCCCTAATAAACCCAAAATGTCTTCGCGAATTTCATCAAGAATTCCTAGGAATTCAGGATGTTTTTCGTCCAGAGCAACTACCGCTTTATAGTTTTCTCGGTTATACTCATAACATTGAGTTTCACCTTCGATAAACTTTATAATTGCCGGTAGCTTTGTGTTCACCCCTTTGAAAGGGAACTTCTTAAGGAAGGCACCTAGCTGATAATCAACGAAAAATGAATGGGCAGAAGCCCTCGTTGAATCCAGACGTTTAAGCATACTTCGTGGCTCAAACATGGGCAGAAGGGTCATTAATACCTGTACATTTCGCGAGCGTATTGCTCCAAAAATTGCAGGATGACTTTCTTCAGTTGCCCCTAAGTCGCGCGCCATTGTACTAAACACCTTCCAAGGAAGGTCTTTACTTAATGTCAGCTTCATGCTGACATCCTCGCCAACTTTGATACATTTCATACCAATGCCTTATTTCTAGTGTTAGAAGCCCGCAGTACAAATGGGCAACATATCTAACAGGCTGGAGGAAAGAATTCCAACAGCCACTAATATTATGAGAACTTGTTTGATGAAATCCATGATGTTTTAATATTCAAGGTCATCTACAAGTTTCATGATAAAAGCTTGATCAGAAATAAGTGCGGCCAGGTCGTTCAATCCCTCAATAATATTATCTGTAGGGGTTCCGACTGGGATGGATGCCGCGAGGTCAAACAACATAGGGGCCACATTAGTAGTAGTGGCATCCGCACCTGGGACCGATTGGTCACGGGTAAACTTCAGCGCACTTTTCTTTGTGCCCATAAAATTGCCTGCTCGCTTTGGCAGTGTCCGGTAGAATCCAAGCGTATCACGTAAAGCATAATCGTGAGTCGCTGAATTATAAACCGAACGGTTAACCAGTTCGTCAAAACGTGTGTAGTTTAGCACGGTTGCTTCACTGGCGGCGTTCTCGGAATTAATTACGAGATCATTTGTTAACATGGTATTTTTCCTTTTGTTGACTGCATGAAGATCGTTTTTAACGGAGATTCATATATAAGTTTCTCCCGATCGTCACTAGATCAGTTATTTTTGCCACATCCAATCGAAGATTGAATCGTGGCAAGATTGGTCTACTTAAGGTCGGAATCCGCCTCTTGTAAACTTCTGTAGCCTTCACACTTCCTGATTGTGTAGTGCCTAATAAATTGGCATTCCACGCTCGTGGATTCACAATCTCTAAACCACTATAAGTATCCGTGGTGTCGATTTTGTGAGTCTCCATTATCCAGGAAATCTGAGGAGTTAAACCAGCTGCGGGCGTCCAAGATGAAATTATATCACCGGTTGTAAAAAACCAATCGATAATAAAAGAAAAAGGAGTTAGCTCCCAGATCAATTCCATAGGCTTGTTTAGCCCCCATACAGCGTTTAGGGAATCGATATCACTATCAATTTTTCCTAAAATACCAGCTCGGATATCTGAGCTAGTACGCTGCACCCTCGTAGGTTTGGTTTTCCATTGATCACCCCATAGGCTTACCCATGAGAGATCAATTGCTTCGGTACTTTCAGTTTTATAGAACCCACGACTAGTAAAACGGTCGATTTTTGTCTTCGTATGTTCCAAGGCCTTCACGGCCGCATGGAAGTCGAAGATAAGGGGTCTAACTGCATACCTAAGCTCTAACCAAATCTCAGAAACTGCATCAACGAATGTTTTTCCAGAGTGGAAGAATTTTCCAGCCTTTAACAACAACTTTTTTGCAGCAAACGCACGGAAGATACTAACCATGCGTTGCAAAATTGATGTCATCCATTTTACAGTTTCAGGTAGCTCACCAAGAGCCACCATTAAATCAGCATCTGAGAGATCAAAACCAGCGAAAGCTTTGCCGGCAGCGATCGATCTCATCGCTTCATACTGCCCGAGCCGATTATCTACGTCTACTTCGTCTAGAGAAATTGGTGCAGACGCATTTGGCACAAAGCCGAAATCCGTTTCCACAAATCCATCTCCGTCGTAGCCGCTAGTCCGCCATAACAATGGCGTAATCGTTCGAGTCTGAACAGTAGAATACATCGGGTTGTTAACTAACACCCCTTGAGCCTGAAGTTTTCGCCAATTTGGAGTAACAACATCCAACATTGCGACATAACTTTGTTCAGACAGATACTCTTGTTCTACACTCGTATTCCAATTCTCATCATCTGAGTTGGTTTGAGTGAGCAACCAGGTATCATATTCTATCGTGTTCAATTTTTCTCTGTACCGCATCACAACCTCCTTGAGGGAGAAAGTTATGTTGCTTTAAGCAGCGCTCTCCTCACGCTTACCTAAAGTTCTACCATATTCTAACTGTAACCAGGTCTAAAGTCCATAGCTGTTGATTCGATCTCACGACATCCTTTATTGGATGCTATAAAGTGAAATCTATCAACTACCACTATGGAAACATGACATAAAAACGACATGTTATCCGGCAGTTAAAAACAGAATACGTAGAGCCTACAAAGTGATCAAGGTGTACAGGTTTAAACCCTGCAAACCCCCCCGAAGTTGAATGTTTCA